GTTCGGTGGGGGGAAGAGTTTCGACCTAGGTTCCTCAAACCAGACTTTCATCCGAGATCGAAGAAACCTATTATCGGTCTCCCACTTACGATTCATTACAGAGAGAAAGGGGTCTCCATCTTCAACGATGGCTTTCTTGACAACCTTAGGTATCGTCAGACACCATTCTCTCCGATAATGAACGAGGGTACGAGCCTGTATGGAAGAATCTCTCGAGAAATCCTCACGATTCCGTCCTTCCGAAAAAAACTTCCGGTCAAGAATCTTCCGAGAGAATCCAATAAAGGACCCCCGCTTAAAACCGGTCCTAGGTTCTTTCAAGATCACCCTGTCATCTGACAAAGTGGATGATCTAAATCCCCTGAGACCAATCCTACCCGGAGGCTTCTTCCCTTTCCATTCCTGCTTCCAATCATACACAGCGAGCTCCGACAACAGACTAACCGTTGGAAGAACCGTACTACGCACAAGAGGGCAGGTGGCATACTCGAACTCGCGGACAACACCAGAAGACATAAATACAGGAGGTTTGGCCATTACAGCCGCACGAAACCACTTCTTCTTTAAAAGTAGTGTCCTCCAATATCTACTAAGAGAGGCCAGTGACTCGCCTGCACCCCGGAGTTTTATCTCATGTAGCATGGTGGAACAGAGAGTCTTCATAATCAATTTATGTTTGAACATCCCTATCCCCCTTATAATGCTACCGACTACTTCTCCAGGTTCACGGCGATCTTGGCCAAAAAAGGAGAGGACAGGTTTCGGAATGATAGTATCAAGGGAGCCACAGTACCAGGTGCTATTCAAGCAACCCCACTTCTTGCTAACCCCTGTTTTAACCTCATTCACAATAAGCCCAAATTTTGAGGTAACTGTTCTCCAGGTGCGATAAAAAAGATCATCGCCAGCAAAGATACAGTCATCCCCATTGAACCTACCTATCCTCCGACCGCGACCGAGGATCCTATTAGTAATAAGGAAACAAGCCCGGTTTAGTATACATAATAGCGGGAAGCTACATAGATTGCCCATCATAGACCCTCTACGCAACTCCTTCATCACCATGTGACCAGACTCATCCTTATACTTGACATAGCTCCTGCCAAAGGACTCCTCGAACACTTTCCTCTCTTCGTCTCCCAGGTCTGTTGCTTCCTCTAGGATAACAGAGACAATAGATTGAACGGCCGGTAAGAGGATATTATCAGTAGCAGAGACATAATCCCCACTAATGATCTTCTCACCTTCTCTACAGTCCTGATATACAGCACGGAAGTCATCAACAGTCACATCCCCACGGACACACCAGCTTTTCCTACTGATGTGATTATACAGACCATTATGAACTGGAGCAAGAACACGCTTAACACGTGCACCCTGCATAGTTACGACGCGGAATTTTCCTTTGGTCTTCGCGACACCGAGTCTAACAAGATTATTCATCTTGATTTCCTCCTCGGTGGAAGTGCCCAAAGTCCCGCCCATAACCTGAGTCGTCTCATAACAACCCTGCCTATCAGGGACATAAGTATTATCCGAAGGGCCAATGTTAGATGACCCTTTTCCCCATCCCCTCACCATACCGCGAGTAGCCTCTACCAAATAAGGCAAA